GTTGTACACTTGGGACTCTAATTCAACTAGATGGGTATATCGAACTCAATTTGCTTTACCGAGTAGTGATACAACTATTCCGGCATATTAAAAAAAAAATAAGGGGTATAATACCCCTTATTTTATGTTACCTACAAGAGTTTATATCTTATAAACTTATAGAATAAGTAGATTGGGAACAAGGGAAGAACTAGCCATACCGAAATAAATAATACCAGAGAATGGAGTTTATGAGTTTGTGGTAAAAAATCCAGGCAAGCTTTTACAAAGAACATAGTAAATGGTAGGCATACCAAATATATTATAACGATTACTGTAGTCATTGTTCCTCCTTGAAATACTTGTTAATAATCTTAGTGAGCTTCTTATCGAAATCTATCATTATATCTAGAGCTTCTCCCTCTCCAATACTTCTTATCTTCTTATCCAAGAACTCCATGTTTCTTTTAATAGAGAAATAGGCTTTATAAGCCAAGAACCCCTTTTCATTTTCCTCAGTTAAAGGTAAAACCTTACCATCCTTTCCATCTAACCTTGAATAAGTATCATCTGGTCCAAGTGTTCTTGCAACCTTTACCCGATTACTCAATGTAGCATATCCACCTTTCTTATCGATAGATTCTACCGTTACCTTCTCCATGATTTGTCTCCCATCAAGTAAGAAGAAAACTTCATCACCTTCCTTGAGCTTTTTAATTTCTTTCTTTTCTTTTTTCATATCTGTATTAATTAGAAATTTTCTTTATGCAAAGATAATAAATAATTTCTTATTTTTATTGCATTATCAATCTTATTTTTAATAAATTCATAGGTAATGTTTCTACGGTCCTGAAGTTCTTTGAATTGTTCAGGGGATAGAAATATACCATTAATTTTAAAAAGTCCTCTTAGAGGCTTCGGTATATCTCCTTGATGACTGGCGTTATTAGTCTGTACTAAAGAGAAGCTCTTATGTTTTTCATCAAGTATAGCAGCGTAGGTCATAGTTGGGTTTAACATAGCATGATATAGACCACTAAACCCAGTAGGAATAGTTAAAATAGTACCCGGTACCTTGACTACCCAATGGTCATACTTCGGAGTTATCAGAGCAACTTTGTTCTGTTTTAATAACTCCTTGTCATATTCTACTCGTTTATGCCAAAAAGCACAATGAAAACAGAGTTGGTCAGACTTCATCAAGATCGGAATTTCATAAGTAGGCTCATAATCCTCTAAATTAATGGGTTTGCCACATATGTGGCATCGATTTGTCTTATTCATATTGCATTATTTATAAGTTATATATGATAATAGAACCTTGAAACATCCTAAAAATGGGTTATAAGCAATACTTTCGTTACTAAAATTGAACCATTAAAACTGATAGGTTATGGATAAATTAACAAATGAGATGATTAAAGACCTTGCTAATCGCTTAGGTCTAGAACCTGCTCTCTTAAAAGCTGTTCAAATCGTAGAAGCAGCTGGTAGAGATGGATTTTTAGCTGATGGCAGACCTCAAATTCTTTTTGAGGGTCACATTATGTACAAAGAAGTACATAAGAAATTCCCTGACAGAGATTTAGCTTACCTTTGTAAGAGATATTCTACGATTTTCTTCCCTAAATGGGATAAATCGAAGTACTTGGGAGGTGTACACGAGTACAAAAGACTCGAATTAGCCAAAGAAATTGACGAAGAATGTGCATTGAAGTCTGCAAGTTGGGGTATGTTCCAGATTATGGGCTTCAATCACCGCCTTTGTGGATGTAAAGATGTCTTCGAATTTGTTCACAAGATGTCTGAATCTCATGAGAAACAATTGGAACTCATGTATTATTTCATGAATAACTCTGGTTGTTTGAAAGAACTCAAAGCAAAAGACTGGGCTGGCTTTGCCAGAAAGTATAATGGTCCTGGGTATGCCCAGAATGCCTATGACCAAAAGTTAAGAAATGCTTACGAAAATTTCAAAGATAAGTTATGAAAAGATGTCATTTTAACAGCTGGGTAGCAAAGGTATTCCTTTTCCCCAGTTACAAGGCAATAACTATGTTGTACAACTCTTTTTTCAAGCATAGAGTAGAGGAGTGTAAACCGGATGATATCAACCATGAGAGAATCCATCAGGTACAACAGATTGAGTGTAGTATAGTCGGTTTGATACTTGGTATCATACTCTGGGTATTATTCGATATATCCTTCTGGTGGGTAGTAGTTCTCTGTTTTGGTCTCTTCTACCTTTGGTATATTATCGAATATCTTCTCATTCTGTGTTTTGCCAAATGGGATAAACAGAATGAAAGGTATCATGATGTAAGTTTTGAAGAAGAAGCTCACAATAATGATAAAAATCTGAGTTATTTGGAAGACCGTAAACCATTTGCTTGGATTAAATATATCAAATTGAGAAGCTACAAGAAATGAAGAAACTAAGGGTATTGGGAGTGTGCGCTGGACAGGGTGCACTCCTGTTCCCTTTTAAGAAGAATTTGTTAGGGAACATAGAGATAAGGGGAGTATTCCACACTCCCGGCGAAGAACAATGGAAATTAAATTTTGGGGATATACCGTTCTATAAGGGCTTTTGTTTACAAGAATTCAATGAGAAAGTAGACATAATTATATCAAGCCCTGATTGCGGAGCAGCCTCAGTAATGAGGTTATCCAAAGTAAAGGAATTGGGTAATCCTAAAGATAACCGTAGTCTTAATCTAGTAATTGCATCAATACTCGAGTATAAACCTAAGATATTTCTTATAGAAAATCTACCAAGACTGCTAACATTGCTTCCCAAGGATTTCTTTGAGGAAACCTTCAAAGACTATAAATTAATTTTTCACGAAAGGTCAGTTTTAGACTACGGAAACTCTCAGGAATCAAGGAAGCGATTACTCATCATTGGAGTACATAAAAAGACCGGTAAGAAATACTTGAATGCTTTTGATGAAGTATTTCAAGTAAAAACTCCAACAACTACTAGAAATCTACTAAAACCACTCACATTCTCTCAAGAAAATAATACTAACCAGATTCCATTCATGAGTAAAACTCTGGCAATGTATGACTATCGAAAGCTTCCTGAGAAGAAAAATCTCACAGTAGCAAAGATACATAGACTCTGGGTTAGAGATTTCAAGGATGAAAAGAAATGGCCTATCAAAACTGCAAAGATGAGTACTCTTCCAGGAGTATATAGATTGGAGTATGATAAACCGCCATTAACTCTTAGACCTGCAGATAGGCAATTTAGACCAGATGGTTACCCCTTGGGAATCGAAGACTTTAAGGCAATTATGGGATTCCCTGATAAATTTAAAATTTACCTTCATGAAAACGGTGATACCCTCGATGGTGATTTTAAGGATTACCATTATTGGCTTAACAAGGCAAGGTATACAATTGCTAAGGGTTCGGTTTATGAGGTAGGTATTTGGTTTAAAAGATGCCTTAAAAGTGTACCCTAATTTCAGTGACCTCCCCCTATATATATAATGGCTATTAGCCAGGTAAGAAGGTAAGAAGGAAGGAAAGGAATAATTCCAAAATACAATTCTGAAAGGATAGGGATTGTTAAGGGAAAGGAAAACAAGCCACAAACCTAACTAATTGATTTTGAATGAATTAGGTAGTACCAAGACTTGGCAAATTGATGCCAAGTACCTGATTTAGAGCTAGTTGACTATATTCGTATGAACCTAAAAATTACAGTGATATGACTAAGAAAATTTTACATCGTTCGGAAGTTACACCGAAGAATCTGAAAGCAATCTTTAATATGGTTGCTGCTCTATATAACCGACTTGTTAAGAATCATCGAGGAAGAATTAAAGTTTCCATTACCGAAGATTCTAAGGGTTTGGAGATTAAGTTAAGAATACCGACTCTTGATCTGAGTTCAAGTATGAAAGTATTAACCCATCTTTGCATCGATAAGTTCATTGCCAAAGATAATTATCTAAAGTTACGAGATGAAGAAGACACTTAAAAACGTAGTGTTCCTTTTGCTACTAGGATTTACTATTTACCTTTGCTTCAGGAATTACAAACTTTCTCGAGAGGTTGATTCCCTGGAACAAGCGGTCAATGAAATCCCAGATACAGTATACACAGAGAAACCCTTCAAACCAGAGAAGAAGTACTCTGAAGAAAATGAACCAGATAGAATCTTAGTTTACGACAATAGGCAGTCAACTCTCTTTCCTGATTCCATGCTAAGGCAGCCAGTTATCAGTAAACAAGATTCACTGGTTCAGATTGTATTGAAGAAGAATCAGTTGAACTTAAGTCTACTCAATCAACAGACTGGAACTTATTCAACTAGACTGTTCAATATCAATCTGGATAAGTACAACTATAACTGGTATGAAGGTCAATTAACTCGGAAGAAAGTTGCAAGGTTATCACTTAACCCTTACGTTTATGGTAAGTATAGACCTTTCAATAATCTCTTCGATATAGGAGCTGGTCTTTCAATCAAGACTAAGAGATTTAATTACAAACTCGGAGTCAATGCCTTTTACTATCCGAAGATAAAATCGGGAATTGGTACTGACATCGAATTTCAAATAACGTATAATTTTTAAGTATGGCAAAGACTATCTCAGAAACTAGAACTACTTTAACTCGGGAAGAGCTATCAAACTTATCCCGAGTTTCAGTAGATGTTTTCTTTTTCAGTCTTTTCTGTAATGTGATACACCCAGTAAGGGGAAAGGTAAGATTCGAGTTATACCCATTTCAAAAATCGGTTCTGTATAACTTTATTGCTCAACGATTCAATATCATTTTGAAGTTTCGTCAGGCAGGTATTACAGAGTTGATTTCCATGTACTGCCTTTGGTTGGCAATGTATCATCCCAACAAGAAGATAAACATTATCTCAATCAAAGATACAACGGCAAAGAAGGTTCTTAAAAAGATTAAGTTCATGTATAAGAATCTTCCATGGTACCTTCAAACTCCCATAATAAACGGTAGAGCTGGTGAATACGGTTCTGCATCCATGATAGAATTTGATAATGGGTCTTTCATTGAATCAATTCCGACATCGTCTGAAGCCGGTCGTTCGGAATCACTTTCCCTTTTGGTAATTGACGAGGCAGCAGTAGTTAGATGGGCAGCTCAAATTTGGGCAGCTGCTTTCCCTACTCTTTCCACTGGTGGAGCTGCCATCGTTAATTCCACTCCTTATGGAGTTGGTAACTTCTATCACTCAACCTGGGTAGATGCAATCGCTGGAGGTAACCCCTTTAATCCAATTCGATTATACTGGCAGATGCATCCAGAACGAGATATCAATTGGTATAATCAAATGTCCTCTGCTCTGGGTACAAAACGAACAGCACAAGAAATAGATGGTGACTTTTTATCATCAGGAAATACAGTCTTCGATTTAGCTGATATTAAGGCTATCGAAGACTGCCTTAGTGATTATCCGGTTATTAAGAAAAGGTTTAATGGTCAATACAGACAATTCTGTGAACCAGAACCAGACAAGGAATATTTCATTGGTGCCGACGTTGCAACTGGTAGGTCTTCTGACTACTCATCCTTTACAGTTATGGATAAGCCAGGAGAAGAACAAGCAGTATATAAGGGGAGAATGGCAGTAGGTGCTTATGCTAAATTACTCGGTGATACCGGTATGCTATTTAATCAAGCAACAATTGCTCCGGAATCAAATGATGTTGGTTTAGCAGTAACATCTAAACTTCAAGATGAAGGTTATCCCAAACTATATTACTACCAAAAAATGCTCAAGAAAAAAGGTAAGAGTAGACCTGAAATGGATAAATCTCCAGGTTGGTTAACCACACAAAAGAATCGTTCAGTGATAATAGAAAATTTGGAAGAGGATATCAGAAATGACGAAGTAATCATTAAGGACCCATTCTTTGTTCAAGAAGCCTATACATTCATCTATGATGGTTTAGGTAGACCTGTTGCAATGGGTAAGCATAGGGCTAATAATTCTACAGTAGATGTAGACCTTGAAGGAGACGTATATGCAGATGATGATATCTTTGGAAAAGCAATATGTAATCACATAAGGAAAGGAAAAACTAACGTAATCGTACAACCAAGATGAAAAAGTACTTCAATTTTAATTGGGGTTGGGGCCGTAAGAAGGACCCCCCTCAGAGTAGTACATCCTCTAATAAAGAGGAAAAGCCTGCTACACCAATCTCACCTGGTAGGGTTTCAGTTGACGATGATAGCGATAACTTAATTACATCATTAAAAGGGTTAACTAAATTAGTTGAACCCTCTTTTCGTGTTGATGTAATCCCATTAATCCGAGATTTATATAAAGTAAATCCTGATATGGGCATTGCATTGCAGGATATGTTTAAGTTAGCTAACACCTGTCATACTGTAACTTTCCCAAATAATACAGATGCCGAAGCTGCTAAGATGAGGGACCATCTTAAAACAGCAACCAAGAAATGGACCAGATATACTGCTGGTATAGATGGCCTGGTTAACAAGATGATTGTTCAACTTCTGGTAAGTGGAGCAATATCCGTAGAGGGAGTTCCCAATGATAAGCTTGATGGTTTAGCTACTGTATTATTCCTTAAGCCTGAGTATATCAAGTTTAAAAGAGAATTAAATGGGGTGTATTCTCCTTACCAAAAGAACAATAATTTCTGGATGAAGCAAGGAGATTACATTAAGCTTAACCCAGAAACTTATTTCTATGTTGGTATGTTTAATGATACCGATGAACCTTATGGAGTTCCCCCCTTTATGCCTGCTTTAGATTCTCTCAAGGGTCAGAATGATATGAAGGTTAACTTCAAACATATCATGGAAATTTGTGGTATGGTTGGTTTTCTTGAAGCTAAGATGCAAAAATCTCCTCAAAGGTCTAATGAGAATATCAAGGCTTATGAATCGAGATTATACCGAGAACTAGACCTTCTTAAACGTAATGTTAAGGATGGTATGAAGGATGGAGTTGTAACTGGTTACATCGATGACCATGAGTTCAAACTCAATTCTACTACTAAGGAACTCGGTAATATTGAAAAGCCCTGGAATATGAATCAACAATCGGTAGCCAATGGCTTGGGTGTTAATGGTTCTATTATTGGGGTATCTGCTACTACTGGTGAAGGTGCAACGGGTATAATGCTGTCTAAGATGATTAGCCAGTTAAAAAATATCCAAATGCTTGTAGCTTATGTATTGGACCGACTTTATTCTCTAGAACTGCGTCTGGCAGGCTTTAATAATAAGGGAATGAAGATTGATTGGGGAACTTCTACGGTTTCTGATGAAGTTAAAATCCAACAAGGTCTTCAATATAAGATACAGAACCTTGACTTATTGTACAAGGCTGGTATCATTAGCCAAGAGCAATATGCTTGGGCAATGGGTTACGATTCACCAGATGAGGATGAACCAAGAGTTTCACTTGAGGACCAATTTGCTAAGGGTGGCAATTCAGATCCTCAAGAGGGTACTAAGAAGAAGCAAAGGCAGAATGATAAAAACCAATCTGCCCGTAGGTCAAGAGATAAAGCAAATCCGTCTCCTTCTAGAGGGGACCAAAATACTAAAGCAAGATGAGTAAATTTACAAGGAAAAACAAAGAGCATCTTGATTCTATGGTGATAGGTCAAGGCCATACCATCATGGCTGGGTATATCCCAGAAGCGGTAGGAGCCCAGACTTTTTCAGAGAATTATTATAAATGGAAGAATCCTACACCGGACACCATTGCTCAATTCGGATTTTGGGGAGGAGATATAGATTATAATACCTATTATCCTAACCTTGATAAATCCGAGTTAACTCCAAAAGACGAGGAATTTATAGAACCAATGTTTAGATTACTTTCTGAAACGATTGTATCTAAGAATTGGAATCCTACAGATTTCGGTCATAATGGGGTACTTAAGGCTTCTATGAAAATGTTACTTGGGCAAACAGTAAATTGCGACCATGAAACAAACATTGGTAATGCTATCGGAGCTGTATCACAAGTAATGTGGCAAGATTCCTATAAGGATGGAAGCTTCACTATACCTGCAGGTATTAACGGTATTCTGAAGATTGATGGTAAAGCTAACCCGAGAATTGCCCGAGGTATTCTTATGGAACCTCCTTCAATTCACAGTAACTCAGTTACTGTACAATTCAAGTGGGATAAATCACATCCGGGAATGGAGGATGGAGAATTCTATCAAAAACTTGGTACGTATGATTCCAAGGGTGAGATGGTACGAAGAGTGGTTACTGAAGTAGTTCGTTATATGGAAACATCTTTGGTATCTCATGGTGCTGATTCATTTGCTCAAAGGATTGGTTCTGATGGTAAAATTATCAATCCTACTTTTGCCAAAAGGACCTGGTCATCCTATGAGGAATATAGAGATGATAAATCGAAGCAATACTTCTTTACTGATTATAAATCTGACTTATCATCATTTCAAGAAAAGGACGATACTCAGGATTCTTTTAATGATAATGATGCCAAGGATAATCATTCAAACGAAAATAATATGAACGAATTAGAAAAATTTCTAGAAAGCCTTTTCGGGGATAATATGCTTACCCTGGAAGAAGGAAAAGAAATGAATCAGGAAAGTGTCATCTCCTGCATTCAAAATTTGGTATCATCCAAAAATGCTTTGCAAACTTCAGTTGATAACCTTACTACAGAGAAAACTTCTCTTACTGAACAGGTTACTAACTTGAATGCCGAAGTAGCTAATCTGAAAGAAATGTCAACAGTAGGAAAGAATCATATTGCTTCTCTCCGTGAAAATGCTACAGAGACCTACAAAAAGCTGATGGGTGAAAATGCAGATGAAACCATTGTTACAATGCTCAATGCAGAAACAACCGGTATTACTACTCTTATCTCCTTGACAAAGGATTACCAAGCTCGCTTGGAAGAGAAGTTCCCTCTCACTTGTTCTAAATGTGGTTCCAAGGACGTTAATCGTGCATCTTCTATTCAAGAAGACGATAACCAAGGTAAGGATGGAACCCAGGACACTACTCAGAACCAAGAACCTTCTTCAACGAACAATGTACTCGAAAGCTTGTACAAGAAGAAAATCAAATAAGTTATCATATAAATAATTAGAGTTATGACTAAAATCGTAAACAATCCTCAGCAAATGACTCTCTTTGGGGAAAGAACTCCAAGAGCGGTGATTTACAAGAGTGAATCACACAAATTGCATCAGGCTTTTAATGTAAAAGCAGGTGTAAAGATTGTACAGGGTATGCCAGTTGCTTTGGGTACCGACGGTTTAATTGAACCGTTTATCCCGGGTGGTGCTGGTAGCCAAGTATATCTTGGTATAGCAGTAACGGATAACATCAATCCGGCGTACCAACCTCAACGTAATTTTCCCGTAGAAGTAACCGTAGCAGTTCAAGGTTATATGATTTTGAACTGGGTTGCAAAAGAAGCTCTTGATTGCGGTTATATTAACCCAACCGAAAATCTTTTGCATGACCGTTTCGTTATTGCAGAAGCTTCTACAGACGAATCTCAGTTCATTGCCATCACTCCTGCAGATGAGGCAAACGATGTGATTCAAGTACTCATCCGTTAAACCAAAGAAAAATTATGGGACAAATTGATATTACAAAATTGAAAGCTCAGGACTTTATGAAAGAGCTTCCGGAAATGGTAAGAAGCTTGGAAGCTGTACGTTCCGGTTCACAGGACAAGAAGCCTGTAGAAATAACATTAGAAGAATTAATCACAGGTAAGTGGGGCATTACTCAAGATGAACTGTTTGAAAAGGTTGGTATTAATCCGAAAGTTGATACCATGCAGAATATCTTCACTATGCCTCAGCAAGACGTTCGTTGGATTGTTCCGGAAATCATCCGTGCTGCTATCACATTGGGTATGCGTCAGGCTCCGTTCTATCCGAATATCATTGCATCCGACCAATCTATCAACGGTTTGCAAGCAATCATGCCGATGGTTAACATGTCTGATGCAGCTCCTGCAAAGATTAACGAGGCAGAAACTATTCCGTTGGGAGATGTTAGCTTCGGACAAAAATCAGTTAGCCTCTTCAAAATTGGAAAGGGCTTCAAACTTACTGATGAAGTTCGTAACTACGTTTCACTCGATGTCTTGGGAATCTACCTTCGTGATTTTGGTGTTCAGTTGGGTTATGCTCTTGATACTCTGGCTATGGACGTGGCTATCAATGGTAACAACCCTGATGGCTCTGAGTCTGCACCGGTAATTGGTGTATACGAAACAACCAACGGTATCACCTATAAAGACCTTTTGCATATTTGGGTACGTGCTGCTCGTATGGGCCGTAACTTCCAAACAATGATTGGTGGTGAAGACCAGGCAATCGAAATGCTGAACTTACCGGAATTCAAAGACCGTCACTCTGGTACTACTGAAGCTACACTGAATGTGAAGTCTCCGGTACCTAAGAATGCTGACTTCTACATCCATCCGGGTACACCTGACCAACAGTTGCTGTTGATTGATACATCGGCTGCCTTGATTAAACTTACTGCTCGTCAGTTGATGTTGGAATCTGAAAGAATCGTTTCCAACCAGACTCAGGCAATCTATGCAAGTTTGACTACTGGCTTCTCCAAGATGTATCAAGATGCTACTCTGTTGTTGGCTGCCGATAAGAAGTTCTCAGAATTCGGATTCCCCGAGTTCATGAACGTAGACCCTTATCTGATGGTTAACCTCGAGTAAGGTAGTCCTGGTTTCATCTATATAAATTCCCA